AATTTGAACGAATCGAATTTTTTTCTATATGCTGCGCACCATTATTTAAATCCATGTGTTGACGAGCTAGAGTTTAATGAAGACTTAACCAGAATCAAAAATCTACGTAGATTGTTTGGTCGTTACGAAAAACATGGTGAGTTGAAAGAAAGACTCATTCTGAATCATCTGATGGTATTATATAATGTGTTTGAGCATAGAGCCCTCACGCGCATGCTCGTATTGAAACTATATGATCAGTTGCATATTCTCAAGCCTTTTCTTATGCTGATGAACTATTGGCCTGAGCGAGTAGAAAATATAGGAGCTGATAACGTAACAATTTTATCAAGCGATGTCATTATGGATATGCGAGTTGTTGATGTTCTAAGGAAAATCTAATGCTCAATGAAATTTCCCCTGAGTTAGTCGGTAAGGTAAATAAAGCACGAGTGATTGGTGGTAAACCAAGCAAAACTTCTGCTGGCGACAAGACTCGCTCTATTGCTGTTCGTAAGGCATGGCTTAAAACTAAAGTCGGTGTGGTCAAAGAAGATGGTGAAGCTGGTCCTGCTAATCATGCTGGTCCTGCAACTAGCACTTCTGATGTTCATTGGAGTAAGCGTCAGCCTAAGGTGGGGATGTCTGGTAAGCTTAAGAAATATGGTCAACCGATGATATTTAAAGCCATGGTTCGTCGTAAGGCAACGAACGAAGCAACTGTGTATTATAAAGCAATTAAGAAACGTGTTAAAGCAGTAAGTCGCACAAGTGCAATGGGAGATGGTTCAGACGGGAGCGCGTAATGAGTATAGGAATCAAGATTGCAATTGCTGCAATCCTATTCTCGATAGTGTCTGGTGGATATTTCTATATCCAAGCACTAGAAGGAAAACTAGAAGCAGCTGCTGAAATCCAGCAACGCATGGAAGGTGTTATCGAACAACAGAAAATGGTTCTTGAGCAGAATCAGCAAGATATCCAGCAGATGAAAGATATCAATACTAAGATATCCGAAATAGCCCAAACTGCTCAGCAAGAAGTTAATGATGTTCGTACTAAGTTTGCTCGATTCAATGGAATCGCAAAAAATAATCCAACAGAAGCAGAAATGAGAATTAATCGCGGTACACGAGATGCACTGCGCTGCAATGAAATAGTCACAGGTTCGCGCTTGACAGCAGATGAAATTAGTGGTAAGATACAGAATAACATATGTCCTGAACTCATAAAGACTAAGGCTCCAAGAAAGGAGATAGCGAAATGAGAATAGCTCTAGTCGCACTCTGTGGTCTTTTCTTGACAGGATGCAATGAAACAGTTAAGGTGTTGGATAAACCTGTGCTCGTAGAAAGAGCAGAACTTATCCTACCTACTACTCCACCAGCAGTTCAATTGGAAATGAAATGGACTGTCATCACGCCAGAAAATTTCCTACAGAAAGTTAAAGAGCTAGAAGGTAAAGATGTAGTCTATTACGCCCTAACAGCTGAAGGCTATCAGAATCTTAGTCTGAATATCGCCGAGCTGCGTAAGTACATTCAGAATCAGAATGCTGTTATCGCAGCCTACAAAGAATATTACAAAAAGCGAGTAAAATAGTCTTGACGACTTTCATTGAGCTGATTATAATGAACCTATGTCTACTATCACTGATCATAAATATGCGAACATGATTTCTCACAAGCTTCTGCTGTTCAAGCGGAAGTCTGAGAGGGTCTATAATTTCCGTTGCCCGTTCTGCGGAGATTCTCAAAAGAACAAATTGAAAACCCGTGGCTATCTGTTCGAGAAATCGGGCGGACTAATATATAAGTGTCATAATTGCGATGTCGGTACTAATCTTTATAAACTTATTGAGCTCGTTGATCCTGGTCTTGCCAAAGCGTACAGACTAGAATCATATCAGGATAAAGTCGAAGCTGGTAAGACAGACGACTTTATTATCCCAAAAACTGAAGCTCCGCGTCCTAAAATCATTCTAGACGAAATGTTGCCGCGATTGGATCAGCTTCCGGCGACACATCGTGCTGTCGAGTACGCCAAAGGTCGTAAGATTCCTAAGGAAAGATGGAACGACCTTTACTATGCACGCGATATGAAGGTGCTAGAAAAACTCAATCCAGCATATGAAGGACGCCTCGTTTCTGACGAGCGCCTTGTGATACCTTTTCGTCGCGAAGATGGATTACTCACTGGCGTCACTGGTCGCGCTATGGGCAACTCGTCATTACGATATGTAACTATTCGTATCACTGATGATCCTTTGATCTATGGTCTAGATCGCGTGTCTCGCGGGAAAACTATATATGTTGTAGAAGGTCCTATCGATAGTATGTTCCTTGATAACGCAATTGCAGCAGGAGGAACAGATTTTGCCCGCGCCCTATATAATGTTTCTGGTGAAGAAGTCGTGTTAATTTTTGACAATCAACCAAGAAATAAGCAAGTCGTAAAACGTGTAGAATCTTTTGTGTCGCGTGGTCACGGAATGGTTATCTGGAATTCGTCTTGGACATATAAAGATATTAATGATGCTATTATGTCAGGTCTCAACAGTTCTCAAGTTGAGTATCTGCTAAATAAATCCACGTTTAGGGGTTTGGCTCTTAAGCTTGCAATCCGAGACTGGAAAAAGTGCTGACGCATGACGCAATGTCTGCGAACGATAAAGAACATCTAAAATAAGAAACGGAGTAACCATGTCGAATTCTCTACCAACCCTTTACCAAGAATTTATTCACTTATCAAGATATTCAAGATTTCTATGGAGCGAGGGTCGTAGGGAAAGTTGGCAAGAAACTATAGGTCGTTTCTTTGATTTCTTCGAAGGTCATTTGAAAGAAAATCATAGCTATGATATTTCTAAATTGCGCAGAGAACTTGAAGATGCAGTTCTTTCACAGAAAGTGATGCCTTCTATGCGTTGTGTTATGACTGCTGGTGAAGCGCTCAAGCGCGAAAACATCGCAGCTTATAACTGCTCGTATGTCGCAGTTAATAGTCCACGTTCATTCGATGAGATTCTTTATATCCTCATGAATGGAACAGGCGTTGGATTTTCTGTTGAATCAAAAGACGTTGAGCAGCTTCCTCTAGTTTCTGAAGATTTCCATAAGTCCGACACCACTATCATGGTTGCCGATTCCAAGCTTGGTTGGGCTAAAGCTCTTAAAGAATTGATTGGAATGCTTTATGTTGGACAAATTCCTCGTTGGGATTTGAGTAAGATTCGTCCGGCTGGCGCTCCTCTTAAGACTTTTGGTGGTCGCGCATCAGGACCAGAACCTCTTGATGCGCTATTTAAGTTCTGTATTGAAGTATTCAAGAAAGCTGCTGGTCGTCGCCTTAACACATTGGAATGTCATGACATCGTTTGTAAAATCGCTGATATCGTTGTTGTCGGCGGTGTACGTCGCTCTGCTCTTATTTCTCTATCTGACCTATCTGATGATCGTATGCGTGTTGCCAAGTCTGGTCAGTGGTGGATGGACCAATCGCAAAGGGCGTTAGCTAATAACTCTGCGGTCTATAAGGAAAAGCCGGATATCGGTTTGTTCATGGAAGAGTGGAAATCACTCTATGAGTCCAAGTCTGGTGAGCGTGGTATTTTCAATCGCGCGAGCGCGAAGGCTACCGTTATCAAGCATGGTCGTCGTGATCCTAACTATGAATTTGGTACGAATCCCTGCTCTGAGATTATCCTACGCGATAAGGAGTTCTGTAATCTAACAGAAGTAGTTGTTCGTGAAACAGACTCCATGGAAACGCTCAAGGAGAAAGTCTACTTCGCTACTATCCTTGGAACGTGGCAGTCAACTCTAACCAACTTTAAGTATCTATCATCATCATGGAAACGCAATTGCGAAGAAGAGCGTTTGCTTGGTGTGTCTATGACAGGAATTATGGACAATGAACTCACAAATGGAAAGCTTCCAGGACTTGAAGGTCGCTTGGCAGAGCTTCGTGAAATTGCAGTCACCACGAATGCAAAGTTTGCTAAGGAATTGGGTATTCCGCAATCTGTTGCTATTACCTGTGTTAAGCCTTCTGGCACTGTTTCTCAGCTTTGTGATTCTGCTAGTGGTATTCATGCTCGTCACAATCCTTATTATATTCGTACCGTTCGAGCTGATAAGAAAGATCCACTGGCTGCTCTCATGATCGACGCTGGTGTTCCAGTTGAAGATTGTGCGATGCGTCCGAATAATGTGTATGTGTTCTCGTTTCCAATGAAAGCTCCTGAGAATGCAGTGTTCCGTACAGACATGTCGGCCATCGAACAGCTTGAACTGTGGGTCACTTATCAGGATCACTGGTGCGAACATAAGCCATCCGTCACTATCTCCGTAAAGGAACATGAGTGGCTCGACGTTGGTGCGTGGGTTTATAAGCACTTCGACAAGATGTCTGGTGTTTCATTCCTTCCGTTTTCTGATCACGTGTACGCGCAAGCACCTTATCAGGATTGCACCAAGGAAGAATACGAAGCGTTCTCTGCTAAGATGCCTAAGTCAATCGACTGGAATAAACTGCGAGATTATGAAAAGACTGACACTACAACGGGAGCACAAGAATTGGCTTGTGTGGCTGGTGGGTGTGAGATCTAATCATGGCAGAGAAAGAAATTTCCTGCCCCTGTGGTGAATGTGAATACACAGTAGTTTACGAAAAGCGCGGAAAGAAACTGGAGCCAGTCTACTGTCCTTTCTGCGGAGCAGACGCCGAAGAAGATCTTATTGAAGAACTTGAGGAAGACGAGGATGAGTGATGAAGTCTCAAATGTTTCTATATCTATCGCATATCTCGACAGATTAGAAAAACAACAAAGAGAAGCACACAAAAAAGCATATGCCGAAGCTGTAAAATGGTGTGAAGAAAACTTGAAAAGTGATGTGTATAAAATTGTAGATGGAAAATGTGTGGCTATAACGAAGGATTAAATTATGAAACAGTGGTTATATTATAGTTGGGTGAAATTTAAGAACTGGGTTTTCTTTACGACATGGAGAATGTTCCATAGTAAAGAAGACCGAGCAGAACTAGTGAAGTTATACAATGAAAAGCTTTTCCGAGAATATTCTATGAAAGCTTATGTTGATTTCATAACTGAGCAGAACAAAAATAAAGATGAATCTGCGGATTTATCAGGAAAAAAATGGTATATCGGTGATTTGAAACCTGATAGATTTGAAATCATAGAGAAGTATTACGAAAACAAAAAAGAAAAATGATTACAAGGATTATCTATGAATTCCTATAGAACAGTATTCATTTCAGATATTCATCTTGGAACAAGAATGAGTCAAGCGGATAAGTTGCTTGACTTTATGAAGACATTCAAATGCGAGAAGTTATATCTCGTGGGTGATATTGTTGATTGTTGGTCTATGTCAAGGAAAATGATATGGACACAATCCCATAACAATGTAGTTCAAAAACTACTTCGTAGAGCTAGAAAAGGAACCGAAGTAGTTTACATTCCGGGCAACCATGATGATGTTATGCGTAATTACTGTGATAATGAGTTTGGACATATTATCATGGTAAAAGATTGTGTCCACATTGGTGTTGATGGTAAAATATACTATGTGACTCATGGCGATCAATTTGATGTTGTAATTAGAAATGCTAAATGGCTTGCACACTTTGGTAGTTGGGCA